GTACGAGCGTTCCGGCAACAAGACTGCGGTTGAGAGCATCAAGCAACAGTTGGCGAATCCGCCGCAAGGCACCAGCAACTACGTGGTGTTCGACCCCGGCATCATCGACATCATGAAGAAATACGGCATCGTCGGCGGCGCGCCGATCGGCATGGGTGCGCTCGCCGCGCAAGACCGCTACGATCCACGGCATCAACAGTAACAGGAGGAGGAAGCGTCATGACCAGCCAGCAGCAGCAGTACAAAGGCCAGCCCGTCAAGGAAGTGCGTCCCGCCACCAAGGATGACCCGGGATACGACAAGGAGATCGATCAGGTCGTGATCACGCTGGCGAGTGGCGACAAGAAGACCGTTCGGCGTACCGAGGTGACCCAGGCCTGAGGAGGGCTGCCATGACCAAGAAGATGAAGAAGGTGCAGCGCGCCAAGTCGACTGCAGGCGGCGAAGACGTCTACGAAGATGACTGGGTCGAGGAGGACGATGACCTTCAGGCCACGGAGAACCCGCAGGCCGCCGAGCACGAGAAGGCCGCCTCCGCGCAGCAGACCGAGCTGCAGTGGACCGAGCTGCCGCCCGAGAACGTCGATGTGATGCCGACCGCTGCGGTCAACGTGGCGTTGAACAATCGCGAGGGGCGCGATGATACGCCCGTCGACGCCGAGCAGCTCGCCGAGCAGGATCGCAAGGCTGACGCCGAGCGCACCGAGAAGGCCAACAAGGAAGCGGAGGCCGAAGCCAAGAAGCTCGCGGCCGAGCAGGCCAAGACCGCCAAGCAAGCAGGCAACGTCGCGCCGCAACCGGAGCCGACAGCGGAGCGCGAGCCGCTTCCGCCGAACGACGAGCTGTACGGCATGAAGCGCAGCGAACTGGATGAGCTCGCCGAGGCGCGCGGTGTCGATGTCAGCGACGCCAGCAACAAGGACGAGGTCATCGACCTGCTTCGCAAGGACGCGCGCAAGCGCAAATAGGAGGATCGACCATGGCTGCGCCGACCACTGCGCTCGACCGTACCACCACCGCGACGCCGGCCAACCCGACGCCGCCGACAAACGTTGCTGCTGCTTGGCAGGGCACGCCACCGACTCCCGCCGGCAAGGTGCCGTCTCAGGCGTTGCCCCAAGATGAGGCGAGCAAGGGCGTCTTCCTGACGCCGCTCGATGCCGCGCTCGCGGCCGGGCGCGCCGAAGGGTCGGGCACCGAGGTGCACGTCACCACCAACGCACGTGCCATCATGCACAGTACCAACGGTGCCTACACGGAATTTCCAAACAAGACGCATCCTTCCTCGATGTCGCCCGCGACGGCACCGGCACTGGCGTCGATCTCGCCGACGACCGACACGGCTGGCACTGGCGTCACGGCCGTGACGTTGACCGGCACGACCTTCACGCCGCAGACGCGGGTCACGGTGGACGGGGTCGTGATCGGCTCGACCTTCGTGTCGGCGACATCGATCACCGCCAATGTGCCGAAGCGCGCGCTTGCGGGCGTGCGCAACATCGGCATCAGTCTCGGCGACGTGCCGCTGAACGCGCCGCAGGCGCTGACCTACACGTGAAATGAGCACGCCGGTCGTCACTGTCGCGTCGGGCGGCCTCGCGATCGTCGAGGTCGCAGCCGGCGGGTTTGGCCTGCCGGTCACCGAGGCGACGAACGGCTTCGGCATTGCCGTCACCAAGGTCGTCGGCAAGCCGGGCCTGCCGGTCGTGTTCGATACGATCGGGGTGGAAGCACCGTTGGTGCCGGGAACTTGGAACCCAGCGGACAAGTCCGCCAGTATGACACTCAGTAGTGCTAATTTGACCGCAACTGGTGGCGGTTCTGCCGCAGGGGTTCGTGCAGTTCGTGGCGTAAGTTCCGGCAAGTATTATTGGGAGAATAAATGGTCGACCATTACTGGTCTTAACCCATGTATGGGTATTGGCAACTCGACGGCAGTTTTGAGTGGCATTTGCGCCACACCTCTTGCGGTAGCAATCGTTTATAAGGCTGGGAATATCTGGGTGAACAATGTCAACATGGTAACTTCATTGGGTGTCCGAGTTGTGAATGATGTTATTGGTATTGCTGTAAACATTACAACAGGGCAAATCTGGTTTCGTGTTGCCCCGGTGGGTAATTGGAATGCGAGTGGCACGGCTAATCCAGTCACGGGAGTTGGGGGGATGGCTGTCAGTGCGTTGGGTGTTCCGCTTTATCCGATATTCGGCGTGAGTGGCAACGTCGGCACAGATGCCGTGACCGCGAATTTTGGCGCGTCTGCCTTCATCGGCGCGGTGCCTTCCGGGTTCACGCCGGGGTGGCCCACATGAGCGAGCTGGTCGAGATCGCGCCGAACCGCTGGCGCTTCGTGCGCGCGCAGACGCCGCCTGCGCGCTCGACGCTGCCGATGCCGTATGTGATCTCCGACGTGATGGAGCCGACCGAGCAAGTTGATGGAAGGTTCTACACCTCGAAACGAGAATTCCGGGCTGTCGGTCGCGCGCTCGGACTGACTGAGGTCGGCAACGAGAAGCCGCGACTGAAAACACGATCGGCCCCTGCACGGGAGCAGCGTAGCGCGCGCCAGCGTGTGATCAAGGACGCGATCGAGAAATTCAAGGCAGGGCATTATGAACGATACCACCACCCCGACGGCAGACGTCGGCAGCACGCCGCCGCCGAACGTACAGACCGAAGTAACGATACCTGAGCAGTCGCCCGAGGCGCAGCACGGCGTCACGGGCGTCCAGTCACCCGACAAGTCACATGAGCAGATCGCGCACGAGCGCACCGCCGGCCGGCGCGAGGCGATCGAGCGCGCCTTCGCCAAATCGCGCGCCGCGCAGGAGGCCAAGGGCGCCGCCGAGGAGGGGAAAACTCCTGGTGAAGACCGGGGAAAACCCGAGGCCAAGGCACAGGAAAGGTCCGAGCAGCCGCGCGAACGGGGTCGTTTTGTTTCGTCTAAGCCGGACGAGGGCGTACCGGCCGGTAAAGACGGAAGGCAGCCGGCGGAGGCGCCCGCGAACAAGCCTCCGCTGGCTGTCGATGCACCTTACCGCGACCCTCCGCCCCGGTTCAGCGAGGTCGCCAAGGCGGATTGGAATGCGGTGCCCGAAAGCGTGCGCGGCGCAACGCATCAGGCATTCCAGCAATACGAGCGCGGCATCCAGCAGTATCGCGGCGCGGCCGAAGCGTTCAACGAGCTGCGCGAGTTTCACGAGCAGGCGCTGCAGTCCGGCACCACCATCAAGGACGCGCTCACCAACTACACCGGCATCGAGAAGCAGCTGCGCTCGGATCTGTTCGGCGGCATCGACCTGATCATCAACAACATGCAGCTGCCCGGCCAGAATGGCGGGCGCTACAACATCTACGACTTTGCCCGCGACGTGCTGCGCCTGACGCCCGAGCAGCATCGGTTGGTGCAGCAGCAAAATCATTCGCAGGCGCAGCAGCACCAGCTCGGCCGGCTCTACCAACAGGTTGAGCAGCTTGCCACCGGCTTCCACCAGATGCAGTATAGGCAGGAATTTAAGAGTACGCGTTCGGAGATCGACAAGTTCGCCGACGCGCATCCCGGCTTTGATGATCGTCTCGACATCATCAAGGACGAGATGGATCGAGGATGGCCGCTCCAGGCTGCGTATGAGCGAGCCATGAGGCTGCGGCCCGATGGGCCGACACGACGATCCGGCAACGGATCAACACAAGCGGCTCAGACCCGCAACACGACGGCTCAGACCCGATCCGACGATATCGACCGCTCGATATCCGGTGCCCCGAACGGTGGCACGCCTTCATCGCAGCCGCGCGACAAGAAAAAAGTGTCGTCGCGCGAAGCGCTTCAAACCGCAATGCGCAGGGTCAGATCAGGAGCCTAAACGATGCCCAACGTCACCACGGAAGTCGCCTATCAGCAGGTCCTCTCGATGGCGCTCGAAGACCGATCGCAGTCCTACGAGGATCTCGTCTCCAACAACAACGCCTTGCTTGCGCTGATGCGCAAGAAAGGATTGTGGCGGACCTATTCGGGCCCGCGCATTCGCCAGACGCTGCAGATCGGCAAGGCCGACGCGCAGTGGTACAGCGGCTACGACCAGTTGCTCAACCCGGCGATCGATATCTTCAATGACGCCTTCTTCTCCCCGAAGATGGTGGTCGTGCCGATCATCCTGTCCATGCAGGAGATTTTAAATAACGAGGGCGAAGCCCAGATCATGGATACTCTGGAATCGTACATGGACGCCGCCGAGCGCTCGCTCGAAGACTCCATGGACGTTGCGATGTATTCGGATGGGACCGCGAACGGCGGCAAGCAGTTGACCGGGCTCGCCACCGCAGTGCCGGTGCTGCCGAACACGGGGGTCTACGGCGGCATCGATCGCGGCTTGAATGCGATCTGGCGCACCAAGACCTACGATCCGAGTGCCGCAGCCGGCTCCGAGACGTGGCCTGCCGCGCTCGGCACGCAGGTCTCCTCGACCACGATCCGCCCGCAGCTCAACTACATCATGACCAAGCAAAGCCGTGGCCGGCAGTATGCCGACCTGCTGGTGATGAGCGCCGAACACTACGCGGCCTATGATGCGGCCACGATCGCGATCCAGCGCCAGACCAACGAGAGCACGCTCGGCAAGCTCGGCTTCTCGACGCTGGAGTACATCGGCGGCGGCAAGCGGGCGGAGATCGTGCTCGACGGCGGCATCGGTTCGAACATGCCGGCGGATACGACCTTCGGGCTGAACACCGACAGCTTCCGGTTGCGCTACAACACCAACCGGAATTTCGACAAGTTGTTCAAAGGTGATGGTCAGATGCCAATCGATAAAGATGCAATCGCGCAGTTCATCGGCTGGATGGGCGAACTTACGGTTGTAAATCCCATGTTCAATTGGAGGTTCCGCGACAGCAATCCTGCTGCGTAATCTTCGGAATACTGAACGAGAGGCTGGCCAACACTTGGCCAGCCTCGAAGACCCAGGAGAAATACATGGCCAGAGCGGCTGCCGGCATCACGCCGTTGTTCAAGAACATCGCAATGAAGAACCCCGGCAAGAGCACGGAGGCCGGCCGGCCGATCTTCGACGACGTCGAGATAGTGGAGGTCCGCTTCGCTGGGTCGCGCGACGTCTACGTGTTCCCCGCAACCGAGTATTCCCACTTCGAGGACGACGAGGACACCAACGAGCGGCGCAGGATCAGCTACGCGGAGCGCTGGCCCAAGCAATATCAGCAGTTCAAGGCGAAGCAGGCGCAGACCAAGGAAGGCACGCCGCTCGACTATCTGCCGTTCCTGACCGAGGGCAAGCGCGCCGAGCTGCGCGCACTCTCGATCTACACCGCCGAAGCGCTCGCCGAGCTGGATGGCCAGCCGCTGAAGAACCTTGGGCTAGGCGGACGCGACCTGAAGAACCGCGCCGTCGATTATCTTGCGTCAGGCGACCACAACGCGGTGGTCATCCGCATGCAGCAGCAGATCGAGGCACTCAATACGCAGATCAGCGTGATGCAGGAAGAACGCCAGTATCTGGCGAGCCCGCCCAAGCCCGAGCCGGAAAAGCCGCTGCCACCCGATGACGAAGGCGACGAGGACGGTAACGGCGAGGACGACGAAGACGAGCCGAAGGTCGCCGCGATGGCGAACGTCAGCGCGGAGTTCGTCGGCATGAACCGCGACCAGCTGCGCGCCTTCATCACCGAGACAACGGGCAAAAAGCCGATCGGCAACCCGTCGATCAAGACGTTGCTGCGCATGGCAGAGGATGCGAGGGCTTGATCCATGACGGTCCAGTCGGTGGTGAGGGAGGTTTGCGCCGTCGTCGGCGTTCGTGAACCGGCTGGCTCGATCTTCGTGTTGTCGACGCAGGACCGCACCGCGTGGGAGATGGTTCAGCTCGCCAACGAGATGTCGCAGCGCATCGCCTACAACACGCGCGAATGGCAGAACTTTCGCAAGCTTGCCACGCTGCCCGGTGACGGTACCACGAGCGCGTTCGATCTGCCGGCCGACTGGCAGCGCATGCTCAAGACATCGGAGATCTATTCGACCGCGCAGCCGACGCTGCCGCTGACCTTCGTTTCCGATCCGGACGAATGGCTGGTCGACGAGATGAACGGCTATACCGAGCCGGGTGGAGCGTGGACCATCTATGGCAACCAGATCCATGTGCGTCCAACGCCGCCGGTCGGCACGCAGCTGAAGTTCTGGTACCTGCACAAGAACTGCGTCGCGCTGACCAGCGGCGGCTATGGCGACACCTTCCTTGCCGACACTGACGTCTTTCGTCTTCCCGAGCGGCTCCTGAAACTTGGGATGATCTGGCAATGGAAGGCGAACAAAGGCGGCACCTACGCGGAGGACATCGCAAACTACGAGGACGCGCTGTCGACCGTTGCCGGCTCCGACAAGCCTGCACCGATCCTGGTCGGTCGGGTGAACCTGAGCGTTGCGGCGAACCAGAGCTATCCGTTTCTGACCCCGAGCGCGCCTGAGACACCGTATCCATGAGCAACCGCTCGCTGCCGCACTATCGCGCGTTCCGGCGCTTCGCCGCGCCGGGACAGGTGCAGATGCAGGTCATCCCGAAGACGCTGCCGGCGCCGCTGCGCGGCTTGGTGCTGAACGAGAACGACACCTTCATGCGTCCGGCCGCCGCGCTGGTGCTCGACAACTGGTTCCCGACCGACAATGCGATCCGGCTGCGTGGCGGGACACAGACGTGGACGCGGCTCGGCGTCACCGGCACGCCGGACAATCGTCCGGTCGTCTCGATGTTCAACTATATCGCGGGTACCACCAAGCGGATGTTCGCCGCCAATGACACGACGCTGAACGACGTCACTGCGGCCGGCACGTTCGGCGTTCCGGTGGCGATACCGATTACCAACGGCAACTTCTCGACCGCCACATTGGCAACGTCAGGCGGCGTGACCTATCTGGTCGCGGTCAACGATGCCGGCGATCCGGTGCTGCGCTTCAACGGAACGAGCTGGGTCAGCCTTGATCTGGGCTCGATCGTGTCGTGGGCGAACGACACGCCCTATGCGATCGGCGCGATCGCGAAGGACACCGACAACTCGATCTGGCGCTGCTTGGTTGCCCACACCAGTCCCGCGTCCGGAACCTTCGCGGCGGCGCGCGCGGCGAACCCGACCCATTGGTCCAATGCGCCCGCCGATGGTGCTTCGTGGATCACCGGGCCGGTCGGCTCGCCGGTCATCGCTGGCGAAGGCCTGACGCAGGTCTGGAAGTATCGCGGTCGCCTGTTCTTCATCCAGGGCGGTTCGATGAACGCATGGTATCTCCCGGTCAACGCCGTTGGCGGCGCATTGGAGCAAATCCCGCTCTCGGGCGCGTTCACGCTCGGCGGCTCGCTGCTGTTCGGTTGCGCATGGTCGGTTTCGGCGGGCGACGGCATCGACGACAAGTGCATCTTCGTCACGACCGAGGGCGAGATCGCGATCTTCACCGGCACCAACCCGAGCGACGCCGTCAACTGGCGCCAGGAGGGGCGCTATCAGATCACCCGGCCACTGGGAAAGAACGCATGGACCAGAGTCGGCGGCGACGTCCTGATCGCGACGGCGGATGGCATCGTGCCGATCAGTCAGGCGCTGACGAAGGATATTGGCACGCTCGAATTCAGCGCCATCACGGCAAGCATCCACCCGATGTGGATGAAGGAGATGCTCGCGAAGCGCCACCTCCCGTGGACGATGTGCAAGTGGGACGAGTACGGCGGGCTTGGCGCGCTGTTCGTGACTTGGCCCGGCGGTGCTTCGGGTGATCTCCGCTGCGGCGTCGTCAACACCAACACCGGAGCGTGGTGCCGCATCACCGGATGGGACGCGATGTGCTTCACCACGCTGAACGGCGTGATGTTCTTCGGCACGCAGGCCGGCCGCATCATGCAAGCGGATATCGGCGGCTACGACACCATCACGGACGGCGCCGACGTCGACCAGCGCATGCCGTACACGGCGAGCTACGTGGGCGGGTGGGAGATGTTCGGCTCGCCGCCGAACACGTTCATCGCGCGCCAAGGGCGCTGCCAGTTCAGGACGCGCGCGATCGAGCCGTTCATCCCGCAGATCACCTGCGCGACCGACTACGTCTACGAGCCGCTGCCGCCGCCGCCCGAGGTCGGCGGAGACCCCGGCCTTGCCGAGGTGTGGGACCAGGGCTTGTGGGGCGACGATCACGCGCTGCCGTTCCCGATTCCCGGCGACCCGGCGGATGGCATGAGATTCGATCAGCTCGCGCCGCCGAGGCCGAACACGCGCACCACGATGTGGGTCTCGATCGGCGAGACCGGCTATGCGCACGCACCGATCGTGCAGGTGCAGATCAACCAGGCGTCCAAGCCTGACGTCGAGATCCTCAACATCTCGTTCATCGCCGAACAGGTCGGCGTCGCGATCTAACGGAGAAGCCCAATGGCGCTCGACACGGAAGCGGGGCGCAACGCGGTTACTCAGGCGGTGCTGGCACAGCAGGGCTTGTTGCCGTCGCCGCAGGGGTTTCCCGCCTTCGATGATTTTTCCAGCGATATATCCGGCGATCCCTACCCGCTCGGTTCGTTCCAAGGCGGTCCCGACATGAACAAACCGGCCAACGCCCAGCGCGCCGGGATCGCTGGCACTAACCGGCCCGAGTATTGGCACGGCAGCAGCCTATCGGGCGGAATGGCGCCGGGCACCTCCACAGCTGGTCAGCCAGACACGACCGGATATTCCAACGCGGTCGATCCTAGCGATCCTTCCTTGGGCTCCCCGAGCTTCAATGAGCCGGGATATTCACCCGCGAGCGCGTTCGGGCGCAGCGGCGATGACACAAGCCCGTCGTCCAAGGCAGCTCAAGAATCGCAAGCCATGGACTTTGCCATGTCGGCTTTTGGACGTGAGTCCGCGACCGATAGATCCGCGACTGCGCCGGGATGGGGAAGCGGTCCAATCGGCTATTCGCCGGACTTCAGTCAGGCAACCCCCAATGCCGACATTGCCATCACCGGGGGCAGGACTGCTCCGACCGGCCCGATTGATGTGTTCGAGTCGGGATACAACGACTTTTTTGGCGCCCCTCCTGCGGGCGCCCTTCCGGCCCCCGGCATGTTTGACCCGAATGCAACCTTTGCTCCGGGCGGCAGAACTGCCGTTCCCGGCGGCGCCCCTCCGGGTCGCTCCTTTGCCAGCCCAACCCCAACCCCAACCCCGTCTGACATTGTCGATCCGGGCGCGGTGGCGGGCTGGGGCGGCGGCATC